CGGGTCAGCTATGACGGCAAGTCGGTGGATTACGGCTCGGCCGAGGATCTGCTGGTGCGCATCCGCACCATCGAGCGGGCCATCGCGGGCACGACACGGCCGCTGCCGGTGGCCGGGCTCGCGGGCTTCTCGCGCGGGGACCGCTGATGTCGGCGACCTGGTTCGATCATGCCATCGCCACGGTGGCGCCGCGCATGGCCGCGCGCCGCGTGATGGCGCGTCAGGCGTTCGAGACCCTGACGCGGGGCTACGACGGCGCGGCGCGTGGGCGTCGCACCGAGGGCTGGCGGGCGCCGGGATCCTCGGCCGACACCGAAATCGGCGTCGCCGGGGCGCTCCTGCGCGACCGGATGCGGGATCTCGTGCGCAACAACCCGCATGCGGCCAAGGCCGTGGCGGTGCTGGTCAATAACATCATCGGCGCGGGCATCATGCCCCGCGCCGCCAGCGGCGACGACACGCTCGACCGAAGGGTCGACGCGCTCTTCGAGCGCTGGACGGCGGAGTGCGACGCCGATGGTCAGCTCGACTTCTACGGCCTGCAGACGCTGATCTGCCGCGAGATGGTCGAGGCGGGCGAGGTGCTGGTGCGCCGCCGCCTGCGGCGATCCTCGGACGGTCTGCCGGTACCGCTGCAATTGCAGGTGCTGGAGGCCGACTTCCTCGACGCCACGAAATCCGGCGCCCTCGGCGCGGGCCGCCTCGTGCAGGGGATCGAGTTCGACGCGGTGGGCAAGCGCCGGGCCTACTGGCTGCATGCCGAGCACCCGGGCGACGCGTATGGCGCTTTGCAGAACGGCTTGCAGAGCCGCCCGGTCCCGGCGACCGAGATCGCCCATGTCTACGAGAAGCAGCGCACGCAGGCGCGCGGCGTCCCTTGGGGCGCGCCGGTGATCCGGTCCTTGCGCGATCTCGACGACTATGAAGTAGCCGAACTGGTCCGCAAGAAGACCGAGGCCTGCGTCACCGCCATCGTCTTCGGCGACGACGAGGCGCAGCAGGGCATCGCGCCCTCCGTGGTCGATGCCGACGGGAACAGGGTCGAGCAGTTCGAGCCGGGGCTGATCGCCTATGCGCGCGGCGGCAAGGACATCCGCTTCAACCAGCCCTCGGCCACCGGCGGCTACGGCGAATACAAGCGGGCCAGCCTGCACACGATCTCGGCCGGGTTCCGGGTGCCCTACGAGTTGCTGACCGGGGATCTCAGCCAGGTGAACTATTCCTCGATCCGGGCGGGGCTCGTCGAGTTCCGCCGCCAGATCGATGCCGTGCAGTGGCAGCTCTTCATCCCGATGTTCTGCGCGCCGGTCTGGCGCTGGTTCACCGAAGCCGCATGGGCGGCGGGGCAGATCCCGTCGCCGACGGTTCCGGTGGAATGGTCGCCACCGAAGTTCGAGGCGGTCGATCCGCAGAAGGATGCGATGGCGAACCTGCTGTCGATCCGCTCGGGCACCATGACGCTGGCCGAGGTGATCGCCCGGCAGGGCCGCAACCCCGACGCCGTGCTGGCCGAGATCGCGGCGACCAACGCCAAGCTCGACGCGCTGGGGCTTGTCCTCGACAGCGACCCGCGGCGGGTGTCCAAGACCGGCAGCGCGCAGACCAGCGATCCGGCCACCGACGACCCCTCCGCCGAAGCGGATGACACCGACCCGGCGCAGGCCGACCAACAGGACTGACCTTCATGGACACGATGATCGAACTGCCGGCCATGCGCCGGTCGGCGGAGCTTGCGCCGAACAGCGTCGACAATGACGCGCGCACCGTCGAAGTGATCTGGTCGGCAGGCGCCCGCGTTCGCCGCGCGACCTTCTTCGGCGAGCCCTATGACGAGGAACTGAGCCTCGACCCGGCCCATGTCCGGCTCGACCGGCTGAACGCGGGGGCGCCGTTCCTGAAGGTGCACGAGCTCGACACGCTCGACGCGGTGATCGGCTCGGTCGTGCCGGGCTCGGCCCGGATCGAGAACGGCCGGGGCATCGCGCTCGTGCGCATCTCCGAGCGCGCCGATGTCGAGCCGATCTGGCGCGATATCCAGGCCGGGCACATCCGCGCGGTCTCCATCGGCTACCAGGTCCACCGCTTCGAGGTCTCGAAACCCGAGGCCGCGCGCGAACTCTGGCGCGCGGTCGACTGGACGCCCTTCGAGGTCTCCGCCGTCGCGGTCGGCGCCGATCCCGCCGCCGGTTTCCGCGCCCAGCATCCCCTTCACGACTGCGTCCTCCACCGCCGGGACGCCCCCAAATCGCAAGGAGCATCCCCGATGACCGACAAGACCCAGACCCCGGCGAGCGACGCCGCAACCCCCGCCACCACCCAGCCGACCGAGCCGGTCGAAACCGAGGACACCCCCATGACCGAGCCGAAAGCGGCTGCGCCCGACCCGAAGGTCGCCTCCAGCGAACCGAAGGTCCACGCAAGTGAGACGCGCAGCCAGCCGAAGACGCAGGCAACGCCCGCGCCCGACACCGAAGCGGTCGCCACCCGCGCCCGCGAGGCCGAGCGTGACCGCGTCTCCACCATCTACGATCTCGCGGGCCGCCTGAACCTCGAGCGCGGCTTCGCCGAGGATCTGGTCAAGCGCGGCGTCAGCGTCGACGAGTCCCGCCGCCTGATCCTCGATCAGGTCGTCGCGAAATCCGACGAGACCCGGACCTTCGGCCATGTCTCGGTGCCGCTCGGCGGCCGGGACGAGCGGATCACCCGTCGCGATGCGGTGGCGAACGCGCTGCTGCACCGCTACAGCCCGACGCTGTTCCAGCTGGAGGACTCCGCACGCCAGTACCGCGGCATGACGCTGCTGGAACTCGCCCGCGAAAGCCTCGGCAATGCCGGCGTCAACACGCGCGGCCTCTCGCGCGACGAGGTGGCGACGCGCGCGCTGCACTCGACCTCGGACTTTCCCGAGATCCTGTCGGCGGTGACCAACAAGACCCTGCGGCAGGCCTACGAGGCCTATCCCCGCACCTTCATGCTGTTCTGCCGCCAGGTGCTCGCCACCGACTTCAAGGCCATGCACCGGGTCCAGCTCGGCGAAGCCCCGCAGCTGCTCGAGGTGGGCGAGAGCGGCGAGTTCAAGCGCGGCACGCTCGGCGAGAGCAAGGAGAGCTACAAGGTCAAGACCTATGGCCGGGTGGTCGCCATCACCCGCCAGACCCTGATCAACGACGATCTGGACGCCTTCACCCGGATCCCGGCGATGTACGGCAACTCCATCGCCCAGCTGGAATCGGACGTGGTCTGGAGCATCATCACCGCCAACCCGGCCATGGCCGACGGCAACGCGCTGTTCCACACCACGCACAAGAACCTCGCGGGTACCGGGGCGGCGCTGGACGTCGGCAGTGTCGGCGCGGCCCGCGCGGCGATGGCCAAGCAGACCGGCCTCGACAAGAAGACGGTGCTGAACGTCCGTCCCGCCTTCCTGATCGTGCCCGCCTCTCTGGAACTGAAAGCCGAGCAACTGGTCGCGCAGAACCTCGTGCCCGCTGCGACCTCCAGCGTGGTGCCGCAGTCGATCCGGACGCTGGCGCCGATCAGCGAGCCTCGGCTTGACGCCGCCAGCGAGACCGCCTGGTATCTGGCGGCCAGCCCGAACCAGATCGACACCATCGAGTACGCCTATCTCGAGGGTCAGCAGGGCGCGTACATCGAGACCCGCAACGGCTTCGACGTCGACGGCGTCGAAATCAAGTGCCGCCTCGACTTCGGCGCCAAGGCGATCGACTGGCGCGGCCTCTACAAGAACCCGGGCGCGTAAGGCCCTCATCCTGAAGCCTGATACGCGGGCGGTCCTGACGGGCCGCCCGTCGTCTTTCCACGAGGATCCTCCCCATGAAAAACTACGTCCAGCCCGGCAACACCATCACCCTGACCGCGCCCTATGCCGTCGCCTCGGGCGATGGCCTGCTCGTCGGCTCCATCTTCGGCGTCGCCGCCGGAGCGGCGGCCCTCAGCGAGCCCGTCGAGACCGCGCTCGTCGGCGTCTTCGACATCACCAAGGTCGGCTCGCAGGCCTGGACGGTCGGCGCGAAGGTCTACTGGGACGACACCAACAAGCGCACCACGACCGTGGCAACCGACAACACCCTGATCGGCGTGGCCGTCGAGGCGGTGGCGAGCGGCGCGGGCGACACCATCGGTCGGGTGCGCCTGAACGCGGCCTTCTGATGACGGCCTTCGCCGCCGCGCTCGACGCGCTCTTCGCGGATGCGCATCTCGGGCGCGACGTGGTCTACACCGCCGAGGGCGGCGCGCCCGTGCTGGTGCGCGTCGTCGCCCGCCGCGCGGATGTCGTCTCCGACTTCGGCGACGCGCGGCTCTGGTCCGAGACCACCCGGCTCGACCTGCGCGTGGCCGAGGTGGCGAACCCGCGTCCCGGCGACCGCATCGAGATCGACGGCGACGCCTTCCTCATTCAGGGCGAGCCCGTCCGCGACCGCGAGCGGCTGGTCTGGACCGTCGACCTGCGCCCGGCGTGACCGCGATGAAACTGAAGCTCGACATCGATCCCGACATCGTCGCGATGATGGCGGCCGAAGTGGCGGCGGGCGAACGCGCGGTGACGTCCGCCATGCGCGAGGCCGGGACCGGGCTGAAGTCGGCCTGGCGGTTGCAGATCATCGGCGCGGGGCTCGGGCCCCGGCTGGCCAACTCGATCCGGAGCCAGAACTTCCCGAGGTCGGGCGAGAGCCTCGACGCCGCCGCGCTGGTCTGGTCGAAGGCCCCGGTCATCGTCGGTGCGCATGACACCGGGCCGCTGATCCGCTCGAAGAACGGGTTCTGGCTGGCCATCCCGCTGCCCGCGGCGGGCAAGTCCCTGCGCGGCGGCCGGATCACCCCCGGCGAATGGGAGCGGCGACGAGGGCTGCGCCTCCGCTTCGTCTATCGCCGCACCGGGCCGAGCCTGCTGGTGGCGGAGGGTCGGCTGAACACGAAGGGTCAGGCGGTGGTGTCGCGGTCGAAGACCGGGCGCGGCAAGGTCACCGCGCCGATCTTCCTGCTGGTGCCGCAGGTCAAGCTGCCGAAGCGGCTGGATCTCGCTCGGGACGCGGACCGGGCGTTGGACAGCGTACCGGGGCTGATCGTGGCCAACTGGGTGGAGGCGAAGCTATGATCAGCGCCTGAACAAGAGCAGCCTCAGGTCAGGCCCAGAGACGCCAGCGCGACACCGGCCAGCGCACAGCCCGCAAGGACCGTCACGGCGCCCAGCCGGAAGCGGAAGACAGCCACGAGCGCGGCGAGCACCAGCGCCGCAGCCGCCAGGTTCACTGTGGACCAGACGGGCACATCCAGATCGAGGCCGTACGCTGTAACGGTCCGCACCTCGTCGAAGACCACATGCAGACCGAACCAGACGGCGAGGTTCAGGATGACGCCCACCACGGCCGCGGTGATGGCGGTCAGGGCGGCGGTCAGCACCGCGTTGTCGCGCAGACGCTCGATGAAGGGCGCGCCGAGGAAGATCCACAGGAAGCAGGGAACGAAGGTCACCCACGTCGTCAGCAGCCCGCCGAGCGTTGCCGCCATCAGGGGCGACAGGCCGCTCGCCTCTCGGAAGGCGCCCATGAAGCCCACGAACTGCGTCACCATGATGAGCGGCCCCGGCGTCGTCTCCGCCATGCCGAGGCCGTCCAGCATCTCGCCGGGAGCGAGCCAGCCGAAGTTCTGCACCGCCTCCTGCGCGACATAGGCCAGCACCGCATAGGCGCCGCCGAAGGTCACCACTGCCATGACGCTGAAGAAACCCGCGATCTGCGAAAACACGTTCTCTGGCCCAAGGGCCGCGAACAACACCGCCACCGGGGCAAGCCAGAGGACGAGGAAGACGCCGGAAATCCGAAAGGCCCACCCCCGATTGACCTGCGTGTGATCCGGCGATTCCTCACCCAGCAGGGTGTCGGAGTCGTCGACCTGCACCTTGCCGACCTTGCCGTGTCCGCCGCCGCCATGGAATGCAGGCAGGCCCGCACGCGCCCCGAAGAACCCGATAAGGCCAGCGACCAGGATGATCAGCGGAAACGGCACTGCGAAGCCGAAGATCGCCACGAAGGAGGCGGCGGCGATGGCGACCATCGCCCCATTCTTGAGCGCACGCGAGCCGATGCGAATGACCGCCTGCACCACGATGGCCAGCACCGCGGCCTTGAGCCCGAAGAACAGCGCCTCGACCGGGCCGACATTGCCGTAGAGCGCATAGATCCAGCTCAGCGCCATGATCGCCACGACGCCGGGCAGCACGAAGAGGACGCCCGCGATGATGCCGCCCAGCGTGCGGTGCATCAGCCAGCCGATATAGACGGCGAGCTGCATTGCCTCCGGCCCCGGCAGGAGCATGCAGTAGTTGAGCGCATGGAGGAACCGTTTCTCGCCCAGCCACCGCTGCTCCTCGACGAGGATCCGGTGCATGAGCGCGATCTGCCCGGCCGGACCGCCGAAGCTCAGGAGGCCGATGCGGGCCCAGATGCGGGTGGCCGCGGCCAGCGTGGGGTATGCGCGGTCCTGCATCAGTCTGCCTTCGGCTTGTTGGTGGGCCAGTTGTGGGTCTCGTCGGTCGCGTCCCGCGCCCAGCGATAGAAGGCGTCGTAGAGCAGCATTCCGGCCTCCAGCTGCTCCAGATCGTCGGAATACATCCGCGACAGCCCGAGCGACGCGGCCAGCAGACCGGCCGCCTCGGGCGCGAGGTCGAGCCGGGCGGTATCGGCGCCGCGCACGATTGTCGCGAGCCGGTCGAGCGCGGGAATGCTTAGACCGAACTCGGCCAGCATAACGTCGAAAGTGCAGAGGTCTTCCCGGTGGCTCCAGAACACGCCTTCGATGTCGAAGGGCGACGCATTGTAGCGTTCCGCGACGCCCACCACCTCGGCGGGCGCGACGAACAGGATGATCGCACGGGGATCGAGAAAGCGCCGGATCAGCCAAGGACACGCGATGCGGTCGATCTTGGGGCGCGAGCGGGTGACCCAGATGGTGCGGCCCTGCGCGTCGCGCGCGGGCAGCTTCACCGGATCGATCAGCGGCAGGCCGGCGGAGCGCCATGCCTCGAACCCACCCTCGAGATACTCGGACGGGCAACCTTCGGCGCGAAGCAAGGCGGCAGTGCCCTGACTGCGCCGGTGACCGGCCTGACAAACGGCGATCGAAGGCTGGCCGCCGAGCTGTGGCGCGAGGGCGGCGAGCGCCTGGTCGTCGATCCGGACAGAACCTGGGAGCAATCGTGGATCGGCGGCGAAATCTTCCTCGGACCGCACGTCGAGCAAAAGCGGTGCGCGGGGGGTTCCGATGATGCGGGTGAGCTTGTCGAACGAAATGGCATTGGGCGCAGGCATGTGCGTTCCTCCGTCGCCGGGGTTGAACAGGAACGCGATCTTCAGCTGGCGCCTCGTGGGGAGCTCGCAATCCCCATGGGTCCAGTTACCGGAAGTGCTCTGAAACTGTCAAGAATTGCAAAGGTCAAGCTGCCCATGTTCGGGCGCTTCGGACATCGAAGAGACCCTCCATGCCCACCCCCCGCGAAACCATCCTCGCCGCGCTGCACGCGCGGCTCTCGGCGCTGCCCGCCACCGCCCTGCGCGGCGAGGTGCTGCCCGAGCGCATTCCGGCCGAGGGGCTCCTGGTCCTGCGCGACGGCGAGCCGGGGGAGCCGGAGGTCACGCTGTCGCCGCTCGCCTACCACTACCAGCACCGTGCCGAGATCGAGGCGGTCGTTCAGGGCGCCGATCGTGACGCATCATTCGACGCGCTGACCGCCAGCATCGGCGCGGCGCTCGCTGCCGACCGGACACTGGGCGGGCTCTGCGACTGGGTCGAGGCGGAAGCGCCGCGGCCGGTCGATCTGCCGGTCGAGGGCGCGGCGAGCCTGAAGGCGGCCGTGATCCCGGTGGTGCTGCACTATTCCACGGTCGACCAGCTGGCCTGACCCAACCGACGACAGGAGAACACCATGGCACGAGCCCAGGGGGCGCGGGCGCTGATGGCGCTTGCGTTCGAGACGACCTATGGCACGCCGCCCGTCAGCGGCTTCACCCGCATGCCCTTCGCCAGCACGTCGCTCGGCGCGGAGCAGCCGCTGCTGAACTCGGAGTTGCTGGGTTACGGCCGCGATCCGCTGGCGCCGATCAAGGACGCGGTCACGGCAGACGGCGATGTCGTGGTGCCGCTCGACGCCGAGGCCTTCGGCTTCTGGCTGAAGGCGGCGTTCGGCGCGCCCACGACCACGGGCGCGGAAGCGCCCTACAGCCATGAGTTCCAGTCGGGGTCCTGGACGCTGCCCAGCATGTCGATCGAGACCGGCATGCCCGAGGTGCCACGTTACGCGATGTATTCGGGCTGCGTGCTCGACCAGTTGACCTGGCAGATGCAGCGCTCGGGTCTGCTGACCGCAACGGCGCGGCTGGTGGCGCAGGGCGAGACGGTGGGCACCACGACCAGCGCGGGAACGCCGACTGCGCTGGAGCTGAAGCGGTTCGGCCATTTCAACGGGGCGATCACGCGCAACGGAACGGCGCTCGGCAACGTGGTCTCGGCCGAGATCACCTATGCCAACAATCTCGACCGGATCGAGACCATTCGCTCGGACGGGCGCATCGACGGTGCGGACCCGTCCATCGCGGCGCTCACGGGTCGGATCGAGGTGCGCTTCGCCGACCAGACACTGGTGACGCAGGCCATCAACGGCGAGGCCTGCGAGATGGAATTCGCCTACGTCCTGCCCTCGGGCGAGAGCTTCACCTTCACCGTGCACGCCGTCTACCTGCCGCGCCCCCGGATCGAGATCTCCGGGCCGCAGGGCGTGCAGGCCACCTTCGACTGGCAGGCCGCCCGCGACAGCGTCGTCGGCCGGATGTGCACCGCCACCCTCGTGAACGACGTGGAGAGTTACTGATGCTGACGCTCGACCTGACCAACGCGCCGCGCTGGCATGACCTCGCCCCCGGCGTCCGGGTGCAGCTGCGCCCGCTGACGACCGCCCTGATGGTCGCGACGCGCAGCGCCCCCGCCGTCGAGGCGGTGCCCGAGGAGGCTTCCGACGAGGAGCGCGCGGTTGCCTTCGCCAAGGCGCTGGCGCGACGGGCTGTGCTCGGCTGGGAGGGCATCGGCGATGCCGACGGCAACCCGATCGATCCCAGCCCCGAGGCCATCGACGCGCTGCTCGACGTCTGGCCGATCTTCGAGGCCTTCCAGCTGACCTACGTCTCGAAGGGCCTGCTGCTGGAACAGGAAAAAAACGCCTCCGCGCTCTCGCCGACTGGTCCTTCGGTGGGGGCGAGCGCTACTGCGAAGCCTGCCAAGGGCCGTGCCCGGACTGCCCGGCGCGGCTGAACCGCCCGGAAACGCCGGAGGGTTGGCAGGTCTGGGACCTGGTCGGCCGTCTCGGCGGCCAGATGCGTGTCCTGCCCGGCGCGGTGATCGGGTGGGACATGTCGGCGGCGCTGGCGCTCGGTGACGCGCTCGGCGTGCCGCCGCTCGCCATGGCCGAACTGCTGCCCGTCATCGAAGCGGTGATGGTCGCCAAACTCAACGAACAGATGGATCATTCCCATGGCGGAAAAACGGGTTAGCGTCCGCCTCGCGGCCGTGGGCGGACGGCAGGTGCGTGCCGAACTGGAGGGCGTGGGCGAAGCCGGATCGCGTGGCTTCGGCCGGCTGAGCCGGGAGATGGAAGCGGCCAACGCCCGGCTGGCGGCGTTTTCTCGTCGTGTAGCTGTGGCTGCAGCCGCCGCCGTGGCAGCCGCTGCAGCCGCTGGCGTGGCAATGATCCGGTCCGGCCTGCAGACCGTCGATGCGCAGGCGAAGCTCGCGCAGTCGCTGGGGACCACGGTCGCCTCGATCCAGACGCTGGAGCGGGCGGGCGAACTTGCGGGCGTGTCGATGTCCGGCATCGAGCAGGCGACGAAGGATCTGACGCGCCGCCTCAGCCAGGCGGCCGCCGGAACCGGTCCCGCCGCCGACGCGCTGGACCGGCTGGGGCTGTCCGCCACCGACCTGATCGCTCTGCCGCTGGACCAGCGCGTCGGCGCGATCAACGCGGCGATCGAGAGCTTCGTCCCTGCTGCCGAGCGCGCGGCTGTCGCGGGCCAGCTCTTCGGCGAGGAAGGCTCCATCGCCATGTCGCGGATCGACACCGCGACGCTGCGCCAGGCGACGGAGGACGTGCGCGCCTTCGGGGTTGTCGTCTCGGAGCAGGATGCCGACCAGATCGAACGGACGAACGACGCCATCTCCCGCCTCGGGCTGATCTGGCGCGGGCTGTCCAACCAGCTGGCCGTCGCCGCGGCCCCCGCGCTGGAGGCCGTCGCCAACGCGATGGCTGCGGTCGCCAGCAGGACCGGCCCGCTCGGCATCGCGATCCGCGGCCTCTTCGATAACATTGGCCGCCTGACCACCTATGCCGCCACCTTTGCGGCCTTCCTCGCGGGGCGCTGGGTAGCTGGCATGGCCGTTGCGGCGCTCTCTGTGCGCGGGCTGGCAACAGCGCTCGTCGTGCTGCGCGGCGCGCTGATCCGCACCGGCATCGGGGCGCTGATCGTCGGCGCGGGCGAGCTCGTCTACCAGTTCACGCGTCTCGTCTCCGGTGCGGGCGGCTTCGGCGAGGCGATGTCGCTCCTGAAGGACGTCGCTGTCGAGGTCTGGGAACGGATCCGCATGGGCGCCGCAGCGGCGGGTGCCGCCGCCACGGCGATGTTCTTCGACCTGAAGGCAGACGCCGCGTCGGGCATGCAGAGCGCCATCGAGAGCGTGGTGGCTTTCGGCAACACCGCCGCGAACACGTTCGAGGGCGCCTACGAGGCGATCAAGGCGATCTGGGGCCTGCTGCCCGCCGCCATCGGCGATCTGGCGTTCCAGGCGGCCAACAGCCTGGTCGACGGCGTCGAGGCGATGCTGAACGGCGTGGTCTCGCGCATCAACGGCTTCATCGGCGGAATCAACCAGGGCCTGGAAGCCCTCGGGTCGGAGCGGCGCATCTCGCTGGTGCCCGATCTCGACCTCGGCGAGATCGAGAACCGCTTCGAGGGCGCGGCGACGGCAGCAACCACCGCAGCGCAGGCGGCGTTCGACCGGGCCTTCGAGGACAACCCGCTGACCGCGCCCGATCTCGGTCTGACCGAGGCGGCGAACCGGGCGCTCGAGTCCGCGAACCTCTATCGCGGCGCCGCGCGCGATCTCGCCGAGGGAGCCCGTGCACCCCTCGAAAGCTGGCAGGCGCTGCGCGATGCGGTGCGCGGCACCGACGAGGCCAGTGCCGATGCGCTGACCGAGGCCACGGGCGCGGCCGAGCGGCTGGAGACCGCGCTTGGCGATGCCGGACGCGCCGCCACGGGTGCCGGTGCGGCGGCCGGGGCGGCTGCCGCTGCGGCGGAGCCCGCGACAGAGGCCGCCGTCACCGGCTGGCAGGCGGTCACCGCCGCGCTGTCGGATTACGCCAGCAAGGCGCGCGAGATCGGCGGCGACATCGGCCAGAGCCTCGTCGGCGCTTTCCAATCGGCCGAGAACGCGGTGGGCCAGTTCGTGCGGACCGGCAAACTGAACTTCCGCGACTTGGTCACCTCACTGCTCGCCGATCTCGCCCAGCTCGCAGCGCGACGCTTCATCCTGGGACCGATCGCCAATGCACTCTCGGGTGTCTTCGCCGGCGCGGGCAGCATCTTCGCCAACATCCTGCACGCAGGTGGCATAGTCGGATCGTCCGGCCCCTCGCGCATGGTCCCTGCCATGGCCTTCGCCGCCGCGCCCCGGATGCATTCGGGCGGCACTGTCGGGCTTCGCCATGACGAGGTGCCTGCAATTCTGCAAAGGGGCGAACGGGTACTCTCGCGACGCGAGGCGCAGAGCTACGGCGCGGGCGGCGGGATCAACGTCACCATCATGGCCCGCGACGCCGAGAGCTTTCGGCAGTCCCGAACCCAGGTCGCGGCCGACATTGCCCGCGCGATCTCGCTCGGGCGGAGGGGCATGTAATGGCGTTTCACGAGGTCCGGTTTCCCGACAACATCAGTCGCGGCGCGCGGGGCGGGCCGGAACGGCGCACACAGATCGTCGAGCTCGCCTCGGGCGACGAGGAGAGGAACGCCAGCTGGGCGAATTCGCGCCGCCGCTACGATGTGGCCTACGGCATCCGCCGCGCCGACGATCTGGCGGCGGTCGTGGCTTTCTTCGAGGCGCGGAACGGTCGCCTCCACGGCTTCCGCTTCAAGGACTGGGGCGACCACAAGTCCTGCCTGCCCTCGGGCACGCCATCGCCGACGGATCAGGCAATCGGTACCGGCGATGGCACGACGACCGCCTTCCAACTGGTGAAGCACTACGCCTCGGGCGCGCAGTCGTGGACGCGTACCATCGCCAAGCCGGTGACCGGAACCGTGCGCATCGCGCTGGCGGGCGTCGAGCAGCTGTCCGGCTGGTCGGTCGACACCACGACCGGCGTCGTCACCTTCACCGCGGCGCCGGGCTCCGGCCTCGCGATCACCGCGGGCTTCGAGTTCGACGTGCCGATCCGCTTCGACACCGATGTGCTCGACGTGACGCTCGACCTCGAGCGACTCGGCTCGATCACCTCCATTCCGCTTCTGGAACTGCGCCGATGAAGACCCTCGCTCCCGCCCTGCAGGCCCATCTCGACGAGGGCACGACGACGCTCGCCTGGTGCTGGAGGATCGCCCGCGCCGACGACGTCACCTTCGGCTTCACCGATCACGACCGGACGCTGAGCTTCGACGGGACCGACTTCGAGCCGGAAAGCGGCCTGACGGCGTCCGAGGTCCGCTCGGGCTCGGACCTCTCGGTCGATGCTCAGGACGCCGAGGGCGTGCTGACCTCGGACCGCATCTCCGAGACCGACATTCTCGATGGCCGCTGGGACAACGCCGAGGTCGAGGTCTGGCGGGTGAACTGGTCTGATCCCGGCCAGCGCGTGCTGATGCGGCGGGGCGCCATCGGTCAGATCCGGCGCGGGCGGCTCGCCTTCGTCGCCGAGGTCCGCTCGCTCGCCCATGTGCTGGGCCAGACGGTCGGGCGGACCTTCCAGGCGACCTGCGATGCCGCGCTCGGCGATGCGCGCTGCGGTGTCGATCTGGAGGCCCCCGCATTCAAGGGTACGGGCGCCGTCATCGACATGCTGCGCGACCGGGCCTTCACCGCCTCGGGCCTCGGCGGCTTCGCCTCCGGCTGGTTCACCTTCGGCACTATCGACTGGACCAGCGGCTCGAATGCGGGGCGGCGCACCGAGGTGCTGGGCCATGACGTGACGGACGGCATCGCCGTGCTGACCCTGCTCGAGGCGCCGGTGCGTGCGATCGCCGAGGGCGACGCTTTCACCATCCGCGCGGGCTGCGACAAGCGCATGGAGACCTGCGGGGCAAAGTTCGCGAACACAGCCAGTTTCCGCGGCTTCCCGCACATCCCCGGCCAGGACGCCGTTCTCCGCTACGCCACGAAGGATGGCGGGCACGAGGGGTCCGTGCTGTGACGCAACCTCTCGCATCGGCCGACCCGGCGCGCGTCATCGCCATTGCGCGCTCCTGGCTCGGCACGCCGTACCACGACCAGGCGAGCCTGCGCGGCGTCGGCTGCGATTGCCTCGGGCTCGCCCGGGGCGTCTGGCGCGAGGTCGTCGGCCCGGAGCCGTTCCCGATCCCGCCCTACAGCCGCGACTGGGGCGAGACCGGCCCGCGCGAGGTGCTGGCCGACGGCGCGCGCACCATGATGATCGAGGTGTCGCTCGCCAAAGCCGATCCCGGCGCGCTGGTCCTCTTTCGGATGATGCCCCGCGCCATCGCCAAGCATGTCGGGATCCTCACCGGGCCCGGCGCATTCCTGCACGCCTACGAGCGGCTCGGCGTGATCGAGGAACCGCTCACCCAGAGCTGGAGGCGGCGCATCGCCTTCGCCTTCCTGTTCCCGCAACGCTGAGACCCCGACATGGCCACCCTTGTTCTCGGTGCCGCTGGCGCCGCCATTGGCGGTTCGATCGGCGGCGCGATCCTTGGCGTCAGCGCCGCGACCATCGGCGGCTTCATCGGCTCGACGATCGGCTCGGTGGTCGACAGCTGGATCATCTCGTCGCTCGCGCCCACCCAGCGTATCGAGGGCGCGCGGCTCGACACGCTGCGCATCACCTCGGCCACCGAGGGCGCGGTCATCCCGCGGCTCTACGGTCGCATGCGCATGGGCGGCAACATCATCTGGGCGACGGATTTCCGCGAGGAGACGAAGACTACCACCCAAGGCGGCGGCAAGGGCGGCGGAGGCGGCAAGGTCAAGACCACCGAGTATCTCTACTATGCATCCTTTGCCGTGGCGCTTTGCGAGGGACCGATCACCGGCATCGGGCGCATCTGGGCAGACGGCAAGCCGATGGACCTCTCCGGCGTCACCTGGCGCTGGTATCCGGGGGATGAGGCGCAGACCGCGGACCCGTTCATCGCGGCCAGGATGGGCGCGGCCAGCACCCCCGCCTATCGCGGCACCGCCTATGTGGTCTTCGAAGAACTGGCGCTCTCGACCTACGGCAACCGCCTCCCGCAGCTGTCGTTCGAAGTCTTCCGGCCGCTCGCCGATCCCGACACCGCCGAAGGGCTGACCCGCGCCGTCACCATGATCCCGGCCTCGGGCGAGTTCACCTACGCGACGCAGGCGATCCGCAAGACCGATGGCGGCGCGACGGTGCCCGAGAACCTGAACGCGCTGGCCGACTCCACCGACATGGTCGAAGCGCTCGACCGGCTGCAGGCGATGGCCCCTGCGGTTGAGAGCGTTAGCCTCGTCGTCGCCTGGTTCGGCGACGATCTGCGCGCGGGCTCCTGCAAGGTGCGGCCGGGCGTCGAGGTCTCGGCCAAGTCGACCACGCCCGCCGGTTGGGCGGTGAATGGCGTCAGCCGCGCCAGCGCCTTCCTCGTCAGCCGCGACGATCAGGACCGCCCGGTTTATGGCGGCACGCCGTCCGACTTCGCCGTCGTGCAGGCGATCCACGAGATGAAGGCGCGCGGGCTGCGCGTCACCTTCTATCCCTTCATCCTGATGGACGTCCCGCCCGGTAACACGCTGCCAAATCCCTACAGCGACAACGCCGCCGAGACCGGCCAGCCCGCGTTCCCCTGGCGCGGGCGGATCACCTGTTCGCCCGCCGCTGGCTTCGCAGGAACCGTGGACAAGACGGCCACGGCCGCAAGCCAGGTCGCGGCGCTGTTCGGAGCGGCCACGCCCGCCAGCTTCAATGTCTCGGGCGAGAGCGTCAGCTGGACCGGGCCCTCGGGCGACTGGGGTCTGCGGCGCATGGTGCTGCACTACGCCCATCTCTGCGCGGCGGCGGGCGGGGTCGACGCCTTCCTGATCGGGACCGAGATGCCGGGGCTGACCACCATTCGCTCGGGCGCCAGCACCTATCCGGCGGTGCAGGCGTATCGGGACCTCCTCGCGGATGTGCGCTCGATCCTCGGGGCCGGGACGAAGATCGGCTACGCCGCCGACTGGTCGGAGTATTTCGGGCACCAGCCGGGCGATGGCAGCGGCGACGGGTTCTTTCACCTCGATCCGCTCTGGTCGGACAGCAACGTCGATTTCATCGGTATCGACAATTACATGCCGCTGTCCGACTGGCGCGACGGGTTCGAGCATCTCGACGCGGCCGAGGGCTGGTCCGCGATCTACGACCGGGTCTACCTGCAGGAGAACATCGCGGGCGGCGAAGGCTTCGACTGGTTCTATGCCAGCGCCGCCGACCGCTCCGCGCAGGTCCGCACGCCGATCACCGACGGCGCCGCCAGCAAGCCGTGGGTGTTCCGCTACAAGGATCTGCGCGCCTGGTGGTCGAACCCGCACTACAACCGTCCCGGTGGGGTGGAGAGCGGGACGCCGACGGCGTGGGCGCCGGAGTCCAAGCCCATCTGGTTCACCGAGCTCGGCTGCCCGGCCATCGACCGGGGGACGAACCAGCCGAACGTCTTCTTCGACCCGAAGTCGTCCGAGAGCTTCACGCCGCATTTCTCGCGGGGCTGGCGCGACGACGCCATCCAGCGCGCCTATCTCGAGGCGACCTACCTCTTCTGGGGCGAGGCCGCGAACAACCCGGTATCCTCGGTCTATGGCGGCCGGATGGTGCATCTGCCGGAATGCGCCGCCTGGACCTGGGACGCGCGGCCCTATCCGTTCTTTCCGGCGCTGACCGACGTCTGGACGGACGGGGCGAACTGGCGGCTCGGCCACTGGCTTACCGGGCGGCTTGGGGCGGTGTCGCTGGCGGCGCTCGTCCGGCACCTCAGTCTGCGCGCCGGGCTGCCCGAGGCGCGGATCGACGTCTCCAGCCTCTGGGGCGCGGTCGAGGGCTACGCTATCACCGCGCTGGAAAGCCCGCGCGCCTCGATCACCACGCTGTCGCGGCATTTCGGCTTCGACGCGGTCGAGACCGAGGGCGTGGTCCGCTTCGTGATGCGCGGCCGGGCCTCCGTCGCCACCCTTGCGCCCGACGATCTGGTCGCCGCCCGTGAAGGCGACGTGCTGGAGCTGACGCGCGGCCAGGAGACGGAACTGCCGCAGGCGCTGAAATGGCAGGTCGCCCGCGCCGACGAGGATTACGATGCGGCCCTCGTCGAGACGCGGCGCATCACGGTGGACACCACGCGGATCGCCTCGGAGTCTTTCCCGATGGCGGTACCGCCCGAGGAAGCCGAGCGGCGCTGCCGCCGCGCGCTGATGGAGGCATGGGTGGGCCGCGAGACGGCGGCGTTCCGTTTGCCACCCTCGCGCCTCGCGTTCGATCCGGCCGATGCGATCCGGCTCGCGCATGACGGGCGTCTGGTCGATCTGCGGCTCGTCTCCATCGCCGACGCGGCAGCGCGCGGCATCGAGGCGGTGCGGCAGGACCGTGCGACTTACGATCTGCCGCCCGGCGATCCCCGCGCGGCGTCGCTGACGCGGGCCGTGGTGTTCGGCGCGCCGGACGCGGTGCTGATGGACCTGCCGCAGCTGACCGAGGACCAGCCCGCGCATCGACCGTTTGTCGCGGCGCACGCTCTTCCCTGGCCGGGCGAGATGGCGGTGTTCCGCAGCCCCTCGACGGACGGGTTCGAGTTGCTGACCACGTTCGGCAGCCGCGCCCGGATCGGAGCGCTGGTCTCGGACTTCTATCCGGGCCCCACCTCACGCTTCGACCACGGCAATGCGCTTGTGGTCGATCTGCTCACCGGCACGCTGGAGAGCGTCACCGACCTGACGCTGTTGGGCGGCGCCAATGCGCTGGCTATCGAGAGCGCGCCCGGCACCTGGGAGATCGTGCAGGCGGGCGCGGCCGAGCTGCTGGCGCCGGGTCGATACCGGCTGACCCGGCTCCTGCGCGGCCAGCGCGGCACCGAGGGCGCGATGGGCAATCCGGCGCCCGCTGGCGCTCTTGTCGTGGTGCTGGACGCGTCGCTGGCGTCCCTGCCGATTGCCGAGGCCGATCTCGGATTGCCGTGGAACTGGCGCATCGGTCCGGCGAGCCGCCCCGTCAGCGACGAGACCTATGTGGCGCAATCCTTCACGCCCGCGGGCGTCGGGCTGCGGCCGTTCTCCGGCGCCCATGTCGAGCAGCCGTGGCGCAGGCCGCGCACGCCCGGCGATCTGACGATCCGCTGGACGCGCCGGTCCCGAGCTCTCGCGGCCGACAGCTGGGGCGGGCTAGAAGTGCCGCTCGGAGAAGAGCTCGAAGCCTACGAGGTCGAGATCCTTGATGGCGCGACCGTTAAGCGGGTGCTGAGCACCGCCACCACCAGCGCGGTCTACACCGCCGCAGACCAGACCGCCGATTGGGGCGCGCCGCTCGGCCCCGGTGACACGCTCGACAGCCGCATCTACCAGCTCTCCGCCCTCGTCGGGCGGGGCGCGCCCAAGACCCTCACGCTGATACTCTGAGGCCATCCCATGTCCGACGCCACGACCCATCTCCTGCTGCCCTACATCCTGGCGGCGCAGGCCCAGAAGCATGTCACCCACAACGAGGCGCTGCGGCTGCTCGACGGGCTCGTGCAGCTCTCCGTGCTCGACCGCGATCTGACAGCGCCGCCCGGCAGTCCCGCCGATGGCGATCGCTACATCGTCGCCTCGGGCGCGACGGGCGAATGGTCCGGATGGGACCTGAACGTCGCGCTCTGGACGGACGGCGCCTGGCTCCGCCTGCCACCGCGCGCCGGCTGGCGGGCTTGGGTCGAGGATGAAGGACTGCTGCTGGTCTACGATGGCGCGGGCTGGATCGGGACCACACCTTCGGCGCTGCAGAACCTCACGCTCCTTGGGCTGGGGACGACGGCGGATGCGTCGAACCCGTTCTCGGCCAAGCTCAATGCCGCGCTCTGGACGGCGAAGACCGTGGCCGAGGGCGGGACCGGCGATCTCTTCTACACCATGAACAAGGAGGCTGCGGGCGACGATCTCGGCCTGACGCTCCAGACCGGCTTCATCACGAAGGCGCTGGTCGGCCTCTTCGGCTCTGACCGATTCCGGCTTGCGGTCTCCGCCGACGGCAGCACCTTCTTCGACGGGCTCAGCGTCGACAACGCCACCGGCATTGTGGACCAGCCCCGGTTGCCCCGCTTCAAGGCCTGGACGAACTACGACAACTATGTCGGCGTCGGGACCTGGACCAAGATCGGCCTGAACAACACCGACTACAACGACCAGGGCGCCTTCGACGCCGCGAACAACCACTTCGTCGCCCCTGCGGACGGCACCTACCTCTTCGGCGCGACGCTTCTCTACAAGATCAACGCCAGCGCCACGGCCCGCATGCGCGGGCGGCTCGTCCTGAACGGCACCACCGAAATCCGCGGCTCCCTCGGCGAAATCTCCGCCACCCATGTCTCGCTCGCCACCGCGATCTGGCTGCAGACCATGGTGCCGCTGACCGCAGGCGATACCGTCGAGCTGCAGGGGTATTTCCGGGTGGCGGACGGCTACTTCGCCGCCGATCACACTTCCTTCTGGGGCTGCAAGGTCGGCTGAGCGGCGCAAGGAGGACCCGATGAACCCACCCCGATCCGAGGGCTTCGTGCGCATGCCCGATGCCGAGTTCGAGGGTGAACCAGCTTCTTGGAAATCGTCCAGTGGACGATTTCGCTGGTGAACGGGCGGAGCCCCTGACCCGGGCCGCAGAGGAAGGCGCGAAGCGCGCGCTCGCCGATGTCGGCCTCGACGGCGACGAAGCCGCGCTCGACATCCGCGATCTGCGTTCGCTCGTCGACTGCATCCGCCTGGTCCGCCGCACCGCCATGCAGACCGCCGTCCGCATGATCACCACCGGCGTCATGCTCGCTCTGCTCGCGGGCATCGCCATCAAGCTCAAGATCTTCGGCGGCGGCCCGTAGCCGCGCCCCATCCACATTCAACAGCCCGCAATGACCCGCCCTCGAGGCGGGTTTTTCGTTTTCGGAGGACCCCCATGACCAACCTTCCACCGCCACTGGCGCGACGTGCCCGAGGGCACCTGGCGCTGGCCGAACTTCTCGCCCGCCGAGATCGCTTGTCGCGGAACGGGCAAGTTGCTTGTCAATGAGCCTGCGCTGGACAAGCTGCAGGCGTTGCGCGACCGGCTGGGCAAGCCGCTGATCGTCCGCTCCGCCTATCGCAGCCCGGAACACAACCGCGCCGTCGGCGGCGCCACCCGCTCCAAGCACCTCGATGGCGCCGCCTTCGACATCGCCATGGAGAACCACGACCCGGTGGCCTTCGAGGCGGCGGCGCGGGAAGTCGGGTTCCTCGGCTTCGGGTTCTATCCGCGATCGGGGTTCATCCATGTCGATCTCGGGCCCGCGCGTCTCCGCGGGTGGTCTCAGCCGTGCAGCCCGCCGACCAGGTCCGGGCCCAGCCCCGACGCGCCCAGCTCGTCCCTGACGATCGCGATCATGCGCTTCAGCGGCGCCGTCCCCGCGAGCGAGGTGCGATAG